ACAGTTTCAGGAAAAGTGTTGGAAAGGTTATGAGAAGAAAGGCATGAAGACCATGTTTGGTAAAAGAGTGCCTAACTGTGTCAAGAGAGAACACGTAGACTTCTGTGTGAACTGTGGCGGCATAATGCTACACGAATCCTTAAATGAAAATCTAAAAAAATGGTTCAAACAAAAATGGGTCAGGATGGGACCTAAAGGCAAAATCAGAGGTTCCTGTGGTGGAAAGTCAAAAGGCGAGGGTAAACCAAAATGCCTACCGCTGGCCAAAGCAAGGGCATTAGGCAAAAAAGGTCGAGCAAGTGCGGCTAGAAGAAAGAGAAGAAAAGATCCAAATCCAGATAGACGTGGTAAAGCAATCAACGTCAACACCAAGAAGAAAAAAGCCAAAAAATAATCTGCATTCTGTAGGAAAGTCTTAACTACTACTACATGATAGACTACAAATATTGGTATGGAGTACAAGAGGACATGCTGAAGCATAAATCCTCAGAACTGACCGATGAAACAAAATTCTATGGTTTGAAGTTCCAAGATTATTTTGTGATGAGCAGAGTCATGTACCACACGAGACCCAAACACATAGGATGGATAGGTGGATTTAGCAATCTGGATTTTTTCGTATCACAATATGGAGTTGATTCCATTGCTCGATGTTCTAATGTTGATAACACACCAGCCAGCCACTGGTGTAAACAGAAGCACGAACAATACATCAAAAAATATCGATACAATGGACAGTACGAGTTCATAGAAAAAGAATACGACCAAAATATGTTGACTGAGGTAGACTTTCTAAGCACTCTCAGTACGCCTCTCAAAAATATACAATTTGAAAATTTTGATAACATTAACACAGTGGTTGCCTATCATTATGGATTTCCTCGTAACATCAACACAGTAACTATGAAATTACATTCTATGCCGCAACGCATAATTACCAACGATATAGTTGTCTACTCAACCCACGACCTCGAGTCAGTAATAAATGACTGTGAGTTTCTCAGCCGCACTGGTAAAAGCAACGTTGAAAAGATAGATGGCGTGACAGTGGTTTCTGAGACCAAGAGACCATGGGAAGATATAATAGCCGGATTGACAAAAGAAAATTAAGATAGTACACTAACAAAAACAAGGAGAAAAATATGGCAGTAAGAAACTTTAACGAAGCAGAAAAACAAAAACTAATACAGATAATTTCACAGGGTTCACAGGTGTTAGGCGAAGTCGAGGACCTAAGATCTGGATTGAAAGACACAGTAAAAGCAATAGCAGAGGAACTGGAATTAAAACCAGCACTGATCAACAAGGCGATTTCCGTTGCACACAGAGGCAACTACCAAAACATTGCTGATGAAATGGACACATTGGAGAGCATACTGAACACGGCCGGGAAACTTTGATGTTGAAATTACTCAAAGAATTTTGGGTAACCAGTTACAAAACAGATAGAGTTGCTTTTTATTTAGAAGTATTTTCAGTGACAGTGACGATAGCAGGATCATATCTGTTAACCTTTACCTCACCAGGACCGGATATGCGTTCTATTTTTCCATTGTATCTTTTAGGTTCAAGCACACTTGCCTATGCGTCCTTCCGTAGAAGGATAATTTGGACTTGCGTTTTGGCGTCCTGGTTTACTATAATGAACATAATAGGAAACATAAGAGTATTTTTTTAAATGAGTTATATTGACGCACTGTACAAAAAAGAAGAAGACAAGATATATGTTGTAGAACGTGATCCTAAAAAAGGCAGAGTGTTTGTTGAATACGACGCTCGGTACGTGTTCTACTACGAGGACCAACGAGGTAAGCACAGATCAATGACTGGAGAGACTCTCCAGAAAGTACAGTGTACGACACACAAGGAATTCATTAAGGAGCAACGTATAAGATCAAACAAGACTCTTTATGAACAAGATATCAATCCTGTGTTTAGATGTCTTGAGGAGAACTATTTAGGCAAGGAGACTCCCAAACTCAACACAATGTTTTTTGATATCGAAGTTGACTTTGACCCTGACCGGGGATATTCAACAACAGATGATCCGTTCATGCCCATAACTGCCATAAGTTGTTATATGAGTTGGACGGATCAACTGGTTACGTTGGCCCTGCCACCCAAAAGTTTACCTATGCAGGAAGCCAAGGCTCTCACTGAAAGATTTGAGAATGTGATGCTCTTTGACAAAGAAAAAGATATGCTAGATGCATTCCTTCAGTTGATCGAAGACGCCGACATCATATCAGGTTGGAATTCCGAGGGATATGATATTCCGTACACTGTGGGTAGAATACAGAAAGTATTGAGTGGAGATGACACAAGACGACTTTGCTTCTGGGGACAAAAGCCAAAGAAAAGAACATTTGAAAAATACGGAAGAGAACAAATCAGTTATGACCTTGTAGGTCGGGTACACCTTGACTTGCTTGAACTGTACAGAAAGTACACGTATGAAGAGAGACACAGTTTCAGGCTAGATGCAATTGGTGAACACGAACTTGGAGATAAGAAAACAATATACGAAGGTTCTCTAGACAACCTATATAAAAATGATTTTGGTCTCTTCATAGAATACAACAGACAGGACTGCCACTTGTTGGCAAAATTAGAGAAGAAGTTGAAATTCATAGAACTTGCCAATGAAATAGCACACCAAAACACTGTGTTGCTACAAACAACAATGGGTGCAGTTGCAGTAACAGAACAAGCCATTGTAAACGAAACGCACAGACGTGGCATGATAGTGCCAGGCAGGAAATACAGAGACAAAGATGCTGAACCAGTAACGGCGGCAGGCGCCTATGTGGCTACTCCAAAGAAGGGTATACACGACTGGATCGGATCTATAGATATCAACTCTCTGTATCCTAGTGTGATTAGAGCATTGAACATGGGTCCAGAAACAATTATAGGACAGATAAGACCTATCATAACCTCAGCCGAAGTCAACAGAGCCAGACACGCAAAGAAATCATTTGCGGCGGCTTGGGACAACCAGTTCGGCAGTTGGGAGTACCAGGCAGTTATGAATCAAGAAAAAGGCACTGAGATTGTTGTGGATTGGGAAGACAAGACCAGTGTGCGTATGAGTGCGGCACAACTGTATGAACTTATTTTTGATGGCAACAACAAATGGATGTTAAGTGCAAACGGTACCATATTCACGTACGAGCAGGAAGCAGTTATTCCAGGATTGCTGAAACGTTGGTATGCAGAAAGAAAAGAAATGCAACAGAAGATGCGTGACTGTGGTGACAACGAGATCGAAAAAGAGTATTGGGACAAGAGGCAACTTGTTAAAAAGATTAACCTGAACAGTCTATATGGAGCAATATTGAATCCAGGTTGCAGATTCTTTGACATAAGGATCGGACAATCTGTGACACTGACAGGCAGATGCATAACAAAACACATGGCCAGTAAGGTAAATGAAATAGTAGCAGGAAAATACGATCACCTAGGTGAAAGTATTGTGTATGGAGATACTGATTCTGTTTACTTTTCCGCCTTTAAAACTTTACAAAAAGAAATACAAGACAATATGATTCAATGGACGAAAGATTCTGTGGTTGGCTTATATGACAAGATAGCACAAGAAGTAAACACTTCATTCACAGGCTTTATGTCAAAAGCATTTCATTGTCCAAGCACCAGAGGATCTGTTATAAAAGGCGGCAGAGAACTAGTGGCCTCCAAAGGATTATTCATTACAAAGAAAAGATACGCAGTGCTGTACTATGACATAGAGGGCAATCGTACTGACACAGAAGGCAAAGAAGGAAAAATGAAGGCAATGGGTCTTGACTTAAAGAGATCAGACACTCCAGTTTTTGTGCAAGACTTTTTAAGTGAGATACTGTACATGGTATTGACAGGAAAGAACGAACAAGAAGTTCTGGAACACATAACAACATTCAGAGCACAGTTCAAATCAAGGCCGGGTTGGGAAAAAGGTTCTCCAAAGAGAGCAAACAACATGACCAAATACACAGAAGCAGAAGAGAAACAAGGACGTGCAAATATGCCAGGACACGTGAGGGCAAGTATGAACTGGAACAAGTGCAGAGAGATGTATGGTGACAAATATTCTATGCCTATCACAGATGGTGCAAAAGTGATTGTATGCAAATTAAAAAACAATCCACTGAACTATACTAGTATTGCATATCCTGTTGATGAGATGCGTATTCCAGAATGGTTCAAGGATATGCCTTTTGACGGTGATGCCATGGAGCAAACAATACTTGACCAAAAAATAGATAACCTTATCGGAGTGCTAGGTTGGGACGTACAATCAACCGAAACCACAAACACATTTAATAAACTATTTGAATTTTAAATATGAATACATACTTTTTTGATTATGAGCCCGGAGACAGAGTTAGAAATCCAAAAGCACCGGAATGGGGGATCGGTCAGGTGCAATCAATAATTAGGAACCGCGTCACAGTAAATTTTGAAGACGCTGGTAAAAAAACTGTTGACGGTAGCGTAATTGACTTGGAAAGAATACAATGTTAAGCATAGAAGAAATAAAACTTATTACAGAAAAATTAGAAAAAATTGACAAAGCAGACTTACAGAAGGTCGTTAAGGACACACTAAAAATATTTAAAGAATTATTGGTTGCCACTGACGCATACAACGACACCCATATAAAAAAGTTTGATAAAACAGAAAGTTGGTACAAGATGGACATGGAGCAAAAAAGAAAAATGCCAGTCGTTGACAACTATCTATACAAACAGATACAGATGAAAATATTCCATTTTGGTAAATCAAACGTGTATAATAGCCTCGAAATAGGTCCAGGAACAGGAATGTTCTCTAAAGAGTTTAGGACGTGGAGGTTAAATTACTTTTTAGAT